GAACCCAAATTGAAACCAGTTTTCCAGACCGAAGGTCACAACCCCGTGTTCCAAGCCGAGTGTCACGACCCGGCCATTAGCGCCGAGTGTTACAACCCCGATATCAAGGCGGAAGCATCCCCGTTCCAGCCAATGCCGAAGGAAGAATGGTAGGGTGCCTTGCCAAATTTGGAAAGAATGGCTATATTTTTGATGATTACGTGCATTTCAAACTGGATTTAATTTATGATTATCATTGACCCTCACCCGTTCGTGTTCAAACAGGTTAAGGCTATGTTGAAGGAGCTGTGCGACAAGCCGAAGTACGAGAAAGTCGTTGTCGTGCTCGGTTACAACGTGATGCCATGCTCCGAGGCCCTTAAACTCAAGGAGAAACACCCCGATTACAAACTGGTCGTTTACAACCTCGAACAACTCTATGTTGGAAGCCCTTGGCTGAACGCAAACACGAGGGGATGGTTCTCACGTGCCGACGAAATCTGGGACTACAACTTGGAGAACATCAAGTTCTTCTCGGATACCCTAGGTTACAGGGCGAGCTACCACCCGATTAAGTGGGTAGAAAGTCTGAAGACGATAGAGAAGGTTAAGCCCGAGAACATGCTGTACGATGTCCTGTTCTACGGAGAGGAAACCCCCAGAAGGAACAAGCTTATAGGCTCGATGCGTGCCGCCCACCGTGAATGGGCTGTCATCACGGCAACGGGCGTTACTGGCCCTGCTCTCGACTACCTGATTGCCCACTCGAAGATTATACTGAACATCCACGCATTCCCGCAGTACCAGTGTCAGGAAATCGTCCGAATGTTCTACCCGCTAATCAACGGCAAGTGCATCGTCAGCGAACCGTCGAAGAACGACAACTATGCAGGCGATTCCGTCGTCTATTCCTCCTACGACAACATGATTGAGACAGTGAAGGGTCTTCTTACCGATGGCAAATGGATTAATGTCGCTTCTGAGGCGTCTGACAGGTTCCGCAGACACACCACCAAGTAGTGAGCCTGCCAAGGAAACCAAGCCTCCCCGTAAAGTGTACAAGTACACTGTCATCGAGTGTATCCTGGACGACTATGAACCCGTAAGGGAAGTCAAGAACGCGAAGGGCGACGTGCATTACTTGCTGATAACGGACAACAGGAAGCTGAAGAGCAAGACATGGGATGTACACCACATTTCGGAATACCATTGCCTCGACGGAATTAACGATGTCATCGGGATTCTGAACTATGTCCGCTATCATCCGTTCGCGTTTGCCGACACGAACGTTTCCATCTACATCGATGCAAGCATGTTGATTAAAAAGCCGCTTGACAAGCTGTATGAAGACTTCGTCAACTCCGGTTCCGACATAGGCATTTCCATACACCCGTACAGGACGAGCGTCTATGACGAACTCCATGCGTGGCAGAGGGCCCGTGGCCTTTCGGCGGAGGATGTCAACGCACAGATGAAACTGTTCTCGAAGACTTCGTTCAACAAGGCCGTCCTGTTCCAGTCTGGGGTAATCATCCGCAGGAACGTAAAGATTGTGAACATCATAGACGAAATCACCTGGTCTTTCCTGAAACTTACAGCAGTAGACTGCTCTTCCACGAGGCTCGACCAGACTGTTCTGACATATGTTCTCGCGACCTATTTCAGCGGAGTGAAGTTCTTCCTGTTCACGCAGCACCTGATTCAATCCAGTTACATCACATGGTGCAAGCACGGTTCGGACCAGCCGATTCTAATCGACAAGAGGTATTACGTCAGGCCGTCCGTGTTTGGTGTGTACGTTACACCTTATATGATTGAGCCAGTGTCGGAAACGGCTAAAAATAAGATAATTTAGTGATGGCGGCTGAAACCTTGCCGTCAAGGATATATTGATGCAGTTTGGTGTTATTGAGAAGAGAATTACTCGTTTATGGTGTAAGACCCCAGCTTTGCTTATCGGACCCCCTGGCATAGGAAAGACCCAGTTCTGCCGTTCACTCGCAAAAATACTCGGGCTGCGGCTGGTAATTCTCGACTGTTCGCAGTCTGGCGACTCTGGTGACCTTATCGGATTGCTGGAAATCGAGAACCATGTACACCACCATACGAAACCAGACTGGATGAACAGCACCGAGCCGACCCTGGTGTTCATCGACGAAATCAACAGGGCTAAGGGCGAAATCATCGCCGCCCTCATGAAGCTGTGTTCCCCCGAACAGTCGTTCAACGGGTTCACCCTTCCCGAAGGTTCCCGTGTCGTCCTTGCAATCAACCCGTCGAACGTTGACTCCAACCAGGTCATGCCTCTTAACAGGGCTCTCTTCACCCGTTTCGCCCGTTATCACGTCGAAGTCGATGCGAAGTATTGGGACAAGTGGGCTGAAAGCGCTGGCATCAACCCTATCATCAGACGCTTCATCGCTTCCCACAACAACGCTTTGTATGTGGACGACACCGAGGTTGACTCTGAAGACGAGAACACGGCGAACCCGCGTTCCTGGGAAAACTTCGCCCGTCTTTTCGACAATGCGTATAAAGGCGGCGATTATGTCGATGTGAATGGAAATCCTGTTCCTGGCGGAATGGAGACCATGCTCATAGATGCCACGTCAACCCTAGGGCCAGACATGGCCAAGGTGTTCACCGAATGGTTCAGAAAGAACGGCAACACCCTCGATGCCGACATGGTTCTGAAAGCGAAGGAAAGCGACTGGATGACGTACAAGGGCATCATCGACGCTATGAGCGTTCCGCAGTTGACACAGTTGAGCGACGCTGTTATCACAAAGATTTCTAACGCCTACGAAAACGCAAAGCAGTCTAAGACGATGTCACTGAACTTCTGGTATTTCTACTTTGCCGTACCGCCAGAGATACGGGCCCAGATGTACAACTTCCACCTGATAGACCTTGTGTTCCAGATTTCCGAAAACAAGAAGAATTGGCTATCTGTCCTCCGTGAACATGTCGGGGACCAGAAGAAGGCCGCCCTCAAAGCCAGCTTTAGTGAATTCAACCAGGTCAACTGATGTCCGCATTATACAAGATAGAACAGGCTAAGATGCTGCTGGGGTCGGTGAACGCTCCCGCACTGTGCTACATAAACATGGCACAGCCGCTAATTGAGGACGACCGAACGAAGACGCTGATGCTTGATGCCCACATGCCCGGCCAGCTTTATCTGGTTGCGAACAGCCGTTGGGTGGACATGATGGACCTGAGCGACCTTGCGAAAGTCCTCTACATAGAGGCTTCCCGCATCGCATTGCACCATGTCACCAAGCGTGCCGTTGACAACAAGTTCAACCTCCTTTCTAGCGACATCATCTGCTACGCTATGGCGAGGGGATGTCTTACCCTGACAGGAACATCTTTCCCTGACGCTCTCGACAAGAGCAAGGCCAACGTCTACTACGAACAGGGGAAGGTTTTGTACAAGAACGAGACTGGAAAGGAATGGGACGGTGACTGTGATTACCACGAGAAGGTGGCGATGTGGATGGAACGGGCTGCAAACAATTCCGACGGTGGCGACCCAGATGATTCAGACCAGTCCGAAACCTCAGGTGGAGAAGGTGAGAACAGCGACGGGCCAGGAACTCCGCAGGAAGCCCTTGAAGACTACTTCTGTGACGACACACGTTCCGACAACTGGACACCGAACGAGACCGTTGCTAGCGACATTGCGATGGAGACGAAGCATCTGGAGGAGAACGGTGGGTTTGATGGGACTAGCTGGGGTCTGAGCGCTGGTGACATCCTGATGAAGATACTTGCCGCACAGAAGCCTCCCGTTGACCACAGGCGTATCATCCGTTCGTTCATAGGCACGGTTGTCTCACAGCGTACGGAATCGACGAGAATGAGGCAGAACAGGCGGTACAACCTGCTGTTCCCAGGTCAGCGTTCCGTATATGATTGCAAGCTTCTCCTTGCAGCAGACTCGTCTGGTTCTATGTCTGACGAAGACCTTTCCGCAGCCGCCTGCCTGATAGCCAAGATTGCCACTGGGAGCCAGATAGATTTCTCGTGGTGGGACTGCAAATGCACCCTCCCGATGACGTTCAAGCCTGGAGGTTCCCGCAAGAACTTCGATGTGACTGGACGAGGAGGAACCAACCCGCAGTGCGTGTTTGACATGCTCAGGGATAATAAACTTGTGAGGAAGTATTCGGGCATAATCATCTTTTCGGACATGATTTTCGACGAGATACCGAAACCGAGGGAAATCCCCGTTGACAACATGCTGTGGATTTGCACGGCTGACGGGAGCAACCCTCCGAGATGGGTTCCCCGCCGAAGGATTATGCGTTGCAAGGAGATTATGAGCTGTATCAAAAAAGACCCTTGACTTTTCATGGGAAGAATGTATATTTACATTGAGATAGTTAGCTTGTTCATAATATAGTTAATTAAAACGAGGTTATTATGAGAAAGATGTTGCTTATTATTGCGGTACTGGTGGCGTTCGCATTTTCTAAACAGACCTACGATACCAAGTGTTCAATTCTTGTTGCGAACGGACAATCTGTCACATACAGGTGTACTAACGGGATGGATGTGACCCTAGTGTTCGCCTCCGACGTGAAAATTCCGACAAAGGTTTTCTACGACAGCAAGACTGGTTTCTTCGACCCAGATACCGAAAGCAAGCTTAAGGTAAACGCCAACAAGAGATAGTGTGGTTGCAGCATGAGCGAGACGCAAGAACTTCCAAAGAAGAAGATGTGGTCTACCATATACCACGATACGACAAACGACAAGATGTATCTGTGGTATGTTGACGGTACGACCGATGTACTCCCAGTCAGACACCGTTCCTATACTAACCGCCTTGGTGAATTCGGGGCCGTAGAGTGCGGGATGAAGGACATCTTCGGAAACGACGTATACGAATTCTACCTTTCCCACAACGAAGAAAAGGAAATCAAGCGGCAGTATCAGGGTTCGACAAACCATTTCAACGAGATTGATATTGACCCACGATGCCGCTTCCTGCAACAGCAGTATGAAGGATATGATATCGAACACCCGAACATCAAGGATATCAACCTCTGCTTTATGGATATCGAAGTGTCAACCGAGGGTAGGTTCCCTGTCCCTTGGTTGGCCGAATATCCGATTAACCTGATTATCCTCAACTTTTCAGATTACTCCGTTCAGTTCGGTACGCTCGATATCGACGATGAAACTCTGGAAAAGTACAAGGAACTCAACTGCACCTATATCAAGTGTGCGACAGAGCAGGAACTTCTGACAGGAACTTTCAACTACATCAGAGAGCACAATGTCGATATCCTCTCTGGTTGGAACTTTTCGTACGATACCGAGTACACAAGCCGTCGTGCAAAGAAGCTCGGAATTCCTATCAATCTCATGTCGAGAATGCCTAAGGGAAGCGAAAAGGCTTACTTCGACGAAAAGAAGCGTGAACTCCACATTGCTGGAACGGAAGTCATGGACTTCCTCGCACTTTACAAGAAATACACCTTCTCCGAAGAGCCGAGCTACAAACTCGATGCAATCGGTGAAAAGGAAGTCGGAGAGAAAAAGGTGCCGCTTCCTGATGGATACCTGTCGTGGAAAACTTACCCGTCGCTGTTCGGCTACTATAACGTGATAGACGGTGTCCTATGTAGAAAAATCCAGACAAAGACAAAGATGTTCGACCTTGCGCTAATGTCCTCTGCGGAGGCACGAGTGCCGATTACATCAGTGTTTGAATCCAAGAAGATGATGGTGGGCTTCGTCCTGAACCACCTTCACAAGCAGAACATGGTGTTCCCCGTTTACAGGCCTACTGCAAAGGAGGAATACCCTGGCGCCTTCGTGTATTCAGTCCCAGGTTTCTACAAGATAGAGGTGTCGTACGACTACCGAAGCCTTTATCCTTCAATCATGATGACCTTCAACATCAGCCCCGAAACAAAGGTTATCAAGCCTATCGACTATGTGCTGACCGAAGAGGAAAAGAAGGTTCTCATCAGGTCGCCTTGGACACACAACGGTCAATATCAGGTGTTCTACCGAAAGGATGTGGAAGGTATCGTTCCTCAGGTTACTAGAAAGCTGTTCAACGGTCGTGCCGAACTCAAGATTAAGAAGAAGCAGGCAGAAAAGGACGGTAACGAAGAACTGATGAACATTTACGATATGATGCAGAAGGTGTACAAGGTGCTTGGTAACTCCCTGTACGGATTGCTCGGTACTCCGTTCTTCGCTTTCTACGATATCGACAATGCTGCGTCAATTACTGGTTACGGACAGAGGCTCATCAAGTACACCTGTAAGCACCTTGCCGAATACATCAATAAAGACCTGTCGCATGACCAGCGCTTCATCGACACGTTCGGTTACTCACCGAAAATCAACCCAGACTACTGCGGCGAGATTTTCTGGAACGAAGCGAACGTGGACTTTGACGATGTTGAAAAGGCTACCGAATGGGGTTACGACATCACGAGCGACATCCTGCAAAGAAGAATGTCCCACGGTGATACCGACTCGTTCTATGCCAAGTTCGACGACATATATGAAGAGTTCAGCAAGAACCAGGGAAAGAAGGTTCAGATTGTCGTGTATGACGGACACCAGATTATCCACAAGGATGATTTCGACGCTGGCAACGAGATGGCCTACAAGAAGCACTTTGCCCTCATGGCCCATACATACTGCCCTGATGTCTATGACAAGCCGAGCAACAGGGAGCCGCAGGAAATCAAGGGCAGCAAGTACAAGTTCTCCAAGCTGCAGATTATGTACAAGGACGGCATGATTTCGAACAAGCGGTTCCGTGTCATCATCAACCGTTACAGGCTTACCGACTTCTGCCGTATGCTTGACGCATCTATCCTCGAAGAGAAACTGGATGAGTACATGCTTGGCTACGCATCGTCTTGGGGATATCGTACAAACGAACTGTTCCTGAAACGTGAAAAGTGCATTTACAAGACAATTGTGACTGCGAAGAAGAAATACATCTGTGTGGCTGAATCCAACGAAGACATCGTGTACCTTGACAAGAAGACACCAGACCTCGTTATCCACCCGCACTACGCAATCACTGGTCTTGAAATCGTGCGTTCGTCTACGACCATGTTCTCACGTGAACGTATGATGAACACGGTGGAACTCATGATGGATACGATGGATAGGGAAACCCTGCGTAAACGTGTCGTCGAAATCAAGGACGAGTATACGCAGAAGATTCTCGACCATGCCTACCTCGACATTTCCTGCCCGTCAGGTGTCAAGGAAGAGCCTCCTGAGTACACTGAAATGATTAACTTCCCGAAGGAAGAATTGAAGAAAATCGACTGGCGTAGAAAGGCCGCATCTGTATGGAACTACCTTATCTTGAACGACAAGGAACTCATGAAGATTCCGTACGAGCCGATACACGCTGGCGACAAGATGAAGTACATCAAGGTGTGCGACAACCCGTTCGGCATAACCTCAATCGGTTACACTGGCGATGTAGTCCCGCCACGCCTTCTCCAACTGTTCACACCAGACTGGGAAGGCCACTGGAAGGTGACCGTCTCCAATATACTTGGCCGTCTATTCAAGGCTGTCGGATGGGGTGAGAACATCGAGGAAGACCAGACTGAAATGATGTGCGACCTGTTCTAAGGAGTCAAAATGAGATACAAAAAATATCCAGATTACAACCAGTCTTTCTTCGGAAAGACGGCTGTTGGCGAACTCGCATGGAAGTATCGTGACAAACACCCGACTGTCTTCATCAAGTATAAGGGCGTTGGGCATACCGCAGACGACCCATGTATGGAAGCATCGTTCAGCCCTGTTTCACATGATGCGATGGGGAGAAACATCCCTGATGATGTCAGGCGTTTCTTCTTCACGCTCGATAGGTTTGTTGCGATATATTCTGTACGGGTTGAATACGACGGTTCAGAACCGAACGAACGTTTAACAGAAATCTATTTTGAAACCGATTTCCCACACTAAATAAAAGAGGCGGCCCATTCGGACCGCTTCTTTGTTGCATTGAGTTAAATATGATTATTGTTTCGGGAAAGCCTTCTGTGCGGCAGCGGTTTTTTCCTGAACTTCCTTTATACGTTCGCTAATTTCACGGGAATGTGCCATCAGCTGAGTACCATTCTTTGCTTCAACGTCTTTAAGAAGGACATCAGCATTTTTCAGAAGGCCGTTTAGTATATTGACGCACTCATCAAGGCTCTCCTTTGTCATGTCGTTGGAGTGAGCGTTCTTGAATATCTCGATTTTCTTTTCAATGGATTCCTTGTAGTGTGTAACAAGAGAACGCCAGTTGTTCTGATAATCGGATTCATCAAGACGTTTCAATCCTGATGTGAACTGATTCATTTTATCTGTCTTTGTGATTCCAACGAACTTAAAGAAAAGTCTAAGGGATTCCACCATTTTGTCACGGGCCGAGATTACCAGCCTGTTGATTGCACCTTGTGCATCTTTTTGTGTCATGTCTCCCTTTTTGAAGGCATCAGTGATTTCTTTGAGCTTCTTTTTGTCCTCATCGGTATCGAGAATTTTCGCATGCTTCAAGTCGAGATAGTCATCCATGTTCTCGCTCAACCTTACGTTTTTGGATTCCTTTGCTTCTGGATTTACCCAATCAGACAATCCATTTAGCTTGCTGTCGTTGTCTTTGTAGTTCATTTTGAGTTTTGTCAAATGATACTTATTTTGGGCAATGTCCAGGAGGTATTCGGAAAGTGCATCGCCAGTAGGCTTGCCTTTACAGAAATTATTGAAGTCTGTGTCGTGTTCGGCAAGCATACGTGCATACGCCTGTTTAGCCTTACTGGTCAACTGCTTATTAAAGTTGTTTTTTTCTTTAAAACACATTAACGCAACATTGACATTTTCGAGTTCATCATCAAAATCATTGACTTCATCGTAGAATTCAGATATTTCACTCTCGGGGTCATCAGATTTATAGTAATCATCAATAGCTTCGAACATATCCTCAACAATGGATGTCATGTCCTTTTTGATTACATCATACGCAAACTCAGGACGAAAGATACTCAACCCAAACACTGGCTTTCCTGTACGTAGATATGCGGCAAGTTGAGACGGAAGTTTGCCATTATTTGCGCAGTACGTATTGTAGAATGTAAGAAACTCGTTATACACGTACAGAACGCGGATAGCGTTTTTCTTCATCGCTATATTTCCATCTTTTTTGCCTTCGGAAAGGACGATTTTATCTTTATTGTCGCTAACAAGGCTTGCGATTTCTGGTGGAATTTGGCCCAAATTATCGAGTACCTTGTTCCAGCCTTCATCGTCGTCGGAGACGGTTGCCTGATATGTGTCGTTCTTGTCATGAAACTCGTAATCATCACTCTTGTCTTCCGAGTCAAACTCACCGTTAATAGCTTTGGGTGAACCCGATGTGTTCTCTTCCGTGGACACGCCGCCTTCAGCTACTTCCTGATAGGTGAAAGCATCGTTCATTGCGTCCCTGTCCAACCCAGTTTGCTGCATGAGTTCGTAAGCCTTCTTCTTGAATTCTTCTTTTGTGTATTGCTTGTTGTCTATTGGCTTACCGTCTTTCTTGCTTACGATAATATACTTCTTTTCCATAATTCACTCCTTAATTTGAGTCGGCGAAATCCATAAACGGTTTATCGCCAGGTTTCGTTACGACCTTCGGTGCAGCCTGCTTGTTTTCGGTAGGTTGTGCAGAAGCATTGGACGTTGGCTGCTCTGAACTTTTCTTTTGAGAGCTAATGTCAATGCAGTCGCTATCGCTGATGTCCTTGGCGAGCCTGAATGTATCGGGCTTCATGTGTCCGTCACCCTTAGCGTCATCACATCTTCCAATCCACCAGTGGTACTGGTCGCCAACAATTGGGTGTACAAACTTGCGGTAGTATGTACGGGCGGCTGCTTTGGACTTGAAGTATCCGATACGAACACGCCATACATCTGGGCGGGTTGTGTTTTGAGCAAGACCGTCGTACTGATAAATGTATACACCGTCGATTTGTTTGTTGTACAGACTCCTTGCTCTCTTTGCGGCCATCTCTCCCTCATCAGAACTGTATGAGATGACATTGATAACGAACGGATGAGTTGTGCTGCACTGGGGACCCTTTATCGGGTCGAAATCCTTTGGATTCCATGTATATGGTTTTGCCGCCTTCTTTGGGGCTTCCTTCTTTGGTGCGCCAGCATCATTTTTAGACGGGATTTCATTAGCAGGTGCAGGAGCTGGTTCTGGACATACAGGAGGGCATTCTGCCTTCGGTTGTTCTGGCTGCGGAGCTGGGGCAGGAGCAGGCTGCGGTGCGTGCTGGCGTACTGCCTGTGGTGCTGGCAGCTCTTCTGGAGGTGGAGGAGGCGGAGCCGCATCTACCATGCGTTGTGCTTCTTCCCATCTTGTATCAGGGTGGAACGTGACACGTGTCTCAGGTTCACGCGGGTCAATCCTTGGGGCTGGGTCGTATGTTACAACATTGCCGTAACTCCTAGGAGCGAAAGAACCTTGCTGATGGGTCTGCAAGTGAAAGTCTGCGTTTGAGCTAGTAGGAGGCCTCGGATTGGAACGGGTACGAACCAGGTCGTTACCATTGTATATTGTCTTGTTGCCATAGCCATGGCTGAAACCACTTGGTGGAGCACCAGTAATTCCACGTACTCCGTTAGGAAGTCGGAACGCAAACCCTTCAAACAGTGCGTTGTGTGCGTCAACGACAGCCTCTACCAGAGATTTAGGAGCGATTTCGCTTACTGCCTCAATAAATGCCCTCATGCGCTTCTTGGCAAGCCTCTTGGGACTTACACCTTCCATGAGAGCGACATCGTATTTCTGCATATTGTTCATAACATTCTCCTTAAACCATTAGTGGTTTTCATCGTATAGGCTCTGCAATGCCTCACCAAGACCAGGGATGTCCAACGCCTCGTTGATGATTTGCTTATCCTTTGGGGTTGCATTGTTGTATTCGTCGAGCATTTCTACGGCGTTCTTCTCGTCGCCACCGTTCAGGAACATGAAGTAAGCGACCAGGACTGCACCAAGTAGTGTGCCAACTGTCTTTCCAGTGGTGCTGTTGAACCCGAGGAAACGTGCGATAACATTACCTCCCACACCACCACCTAGTACGGCAATCACTTTCATAACAGTTTCGGCTACGCTTCCTTCCTCTTCACCACCATTGGAACCACCGTTGGAACCACCGTTGGAACCACCAAAGATTCCGCCGAAGGAACCAGTATTAGCAGCGTCAACTTCTTCTGGGTTGGAGAAGAATTTGTAAATCTTGTATCCACCATAGCCTACGACACCTGCTGCACCAAGCTTGAGTGTTCCAATTAACAACTTGTAGCTTCCTATAAGTCCCCTAGCGACTTTACGCATTGTTGAGAACTTTCCAGTGAACTGCCCCCATGCCTCTGGGTTCATGTACGGAGGGTATCCGTACGGACTCCCGAACGGCCCTTGGTTATAACGGCCCATTCCTCTGTATCGATAACCACGTCCTGCCTTTGACGCTCCGTTGAAGCCATCAAATCCACCTTCTCTTTCGTACGCATCTTCTAGGTGAGACTGGTAATTGTTATTAATCGCTTGCTTGTCCTTGTTAAATTTGGTAGTCGCTTTATTAACTTTCGCGTTATAATCCTTCATAGCCTGTGTATTAGCAATCTTCTCGTCAAACTCCTTATTGGCGTTCTTAATAGCCGCATCACGGTCGAGTTGGCTAAGATTTTGATTGTTCTTTATGTTCTCCAGCGCTGTTTTGCGTTGTTGTTCAAGTGCCTGTACTTCGGCGTCGTTGTCGAAAGTCGTTTTTGCCTTATTTAGACTTGTGTTATATGACTTATTTGCTTTAGCTAGGTCATCAGCTTTAAACCCTTCCAGTTCCTCTGAATTAAAGTTGAATGACTTATTTTGCCTTGCAATTTTATCCATTTCCTTCCGCTCGGAGACATCTCCCTTGCCAGCCTTGTATCTCATGTCGTTCATCTGTTGACGGACGGCATCTCGCTTCATCCCGAGTTTTCTTAAATCAGAGGCGTTTTTAGAATTGAGGTTACCATCGCCAATTTTTGAAAGGTTTAGCCACTTGTTGGTCAAATCGGCATCCTTCGCAGCCAATTTTTCAAACTTATCCAGCCTATTCGCCTTTCGACCTGCTTTTGTGAAGAAATTCAAGAACTTAGTTAAAGCCCCGACACGGCCTTCCATTAGAACCTGTACTTGCTGGTCGTCGAGGCTCTCGAAAAACATATGTTTCTCTTTATCGCTCATGCTGTCGATAAGGGATTCGAGACGGGCTCTGTCTGCGGGGACAATCTCTATTGACGGGGCGCTTTCGACGGCGTCATCTACGACGTTATCGACCTGTTCTTCGGCCACTTCGTCAACGGAATCCTTGACAGCGTCAACAACGGCGTCTGCCACGGTGTCTGCCACCATTTCTTCCTGTCCGCATTCAAATAGGGCGTTGTGGAGCTTCATCACTCCTTCGAGCTGGTTCTTTGACAGAATCTTGCTCGCTGACTGCTCAAAAAGCTGTTTGTTGTTCATAAGTATACTCAATGCTTAACTGTAAAGAGTTTATAACTTTTTCGGGGAAACCGTTGACAATCTGGAACTTTTTTAGTATTTTTCCGTAAAAAGGAGAGCCATGGAAGAAAAGGTTCCTAACTTATATAAGTTAAACGATATTCTTTGGAGTTCGTTCCGAGATATTTATTTCGAGGACGAGGGGCACCGTTATACCGATTCCGAGGGTAACGTGTACAAGTCCGTATCTACCGTCATTGAAGAGCTTCACGACCCGTTCAACGATAAGGAAGTCGCCCCGTTTACTGCAGCCAAGATGTCGAAGCAGCTTGGCAGGAAGGTTACTGCGAAAGAAGTGCTTGCCATGTGGAAGGACAAGAACGAATACGGCAAGGACATTGGACACGAGGTTCATAGCGTCATGGAAAACCTGTGGGTCCGAAAGTCATATACGCATAAGTTTAGAAAACGTTACAAATATGACGATATTCAGGCCGATTTCGAACGGCGAATCCCAAAGTGCAAGGCTTTGTTCTCGAAGCTGTCCGAGCGGTACATCCCAATCAGGGTTGAACTTCCTGTCTACGACAAGAAGCACCTCATTTGCGGAACGATGGATATCCTCCTGTACGACAAGGTTTCCGACAAGCTCGTAATCGGTGACTGGAAAACCAATTCCCATCTTGATTTCGAACCCAAGCCGTACACCACCAAGATGTACGCCCCGTTCGACAACTTCTACGACATAAACTATCATCACTACTGCATACAGCTCAGCATGTACAAGGCGATACTTGAACTCAACACGCCACTCAAAGTAGGGGCTATGTGGATATGCCACATTCCAGCGGAGGGTGATGCGAAACCGTACGGAATTATCGACGTTTCCGACGTAATCAAGAGGACGATACTCGCATGACCTTCAACGAGATAGACAGGATGCTTCAAGGTTGCGGGCTTTCAAAAAGCGTCGTCAGGACGTGGAAGGAAGCCAGTTCCAGCACGTTCTATTTCTCGTCTGCTTGCGACTACGATGACGCATCGTTCCTGCAGAAAATGGCCCATACATGTGTAGCGATGCTCAATGAGAAAACTCTGCGTCTATACCCTTTCTACGGTCCAGAGGAACTCAACAGCCTGTCGATTAGTGACAGCAGTTCTTTCCAGAGCAACATCAACCTGGATAAACTAGAGGACACCCCGCAATCCAGACTTGTTCTGGAATTTTATGAGAAATATGCTGGAAACCCCATGTTGAACCGTGTAAACAACACCGTTACCGTCAATTCGGTTTCAATCAACGATGTTACCCCAGGGTTCAAGACGTTTGTGGTTGACATGCTCACTATGCAGCGTAAAATCAGGCAAATCAAGGCGGACAGGATATTATCGAACTTTTGAACGGCAAACGCTGATTCCGCACAGCCAGCACGCCGAGAAGATGCTGAATAATGCGGTTCACCCAATACAAAGGATGCTCAAATGAAAAACGAAGCATACATGAAAAGGATAGCCGACCGTTCTCACAGGACTGTCGGCTGCGACGTAAACAGCGACCTCGGCAAGATTAACCTCCGTGCCGCCCGCCATCTCGAACGTGTCATCAGCAAGTGCAAGACCCAGACGGAAATGCGTCACGAAATGAAGGGTCTCCAGGACAGTGCCGCCTTCATGAAGAAGCGTCACGACAAGGAGTATTACTCCCGCATTGTCGCTGTCCTCAGGGAAGCGAAGGATGCTGTTACTGCGTTCCAGCAGGGCGACATGAAGACCGTGTACACGATACACGCAAACTTCATGAAGCAGGCTGCTAAGCATACCTAGTATTCAACCACGGAGAGTGCGGGTCATCTCACCCGTTCGTTTCGGGTGGGATGCCTTGCACTAACTTTATGAGTAAAAACGAAACAACTAACAAACGTACCCAAATCATACCAGAAGAAACCTGGATGATTCAGGAAGCAAGAACCATCGGACTTAATTTCCTGCATACGACTTCCGATGAGGGTGAAAACGATAGTGTCATCTACGTGTTCATCCACCGTTTCAACATAGTCAGGATAAGGTTCACCGTTGACAACAAGAACGGCATATTCTGCTCTGGACGGGTAGAGCAGATTGGACACTCTCACTACAAAGACGGAGAATTTTCATTTGATGCGCGTCCCAAGTCGGGTTTGGTATTTGCAGTACAGGACGAGAGGGATACCATCGACAAGTTCTTCGCGGTATTGAACAAGAAACTGCTCGAACTGGACTCTAATAATGTATTTTAATGGTGCTGAATTCACCCTAAATCAGAGGTATTTATGCTTAGAGACGGAGTAATCAATTTTTGGGAAGACATGTTGGGCATCGACCCAGATGACCTTAGACGAGCTATAGAGTCCGATGGTACTCTAACCAAATTTAAATATGGCAGAGACGAGCGTGAACGCCAGTCTGCCATTAATCCACGCCATACGGACGCTGTCGGAAACCGTGAGATGGCGAACAAAATAAACGAGCTGTACAACGAGCTCAACCAGAAGGACAAGGACCTGAAGGAAGCCCGCGAGAGCGTACGGAGATTGCAGTGTAGCGTACGGGAATTCAGACAGCGTGCAGAAGACGCCGAGCTGAACGCCGCCCGAGTCAAGGAAAGCTACAACGGCCTTGCGGCAAGATACAACAAGCAGGTTGAGACGAACAAAGGATTGAGAGCCGAGCTAAACGCGCTCTACAAGGAGGTAGAATATCTTCTTGCCAAACTCAGTTCAGAACAGGACGGAACCGCCGATGAAGCCTCCCATAAGTTGACGATAAACGACGAGACTGGCGAGATTAGTAAGGCTCCCGATAAGGAAGTTGATGCAATCGACATCCCTCTGTGTGCGGCTGAAGAGATTATCAGGAAAATCCAGGGGTTGTAATGGACATTTCCAAGTTCTGTAACGAAGAAGGCGTAATCCCGAAGGAAACGTACGACAGGCTATACAAGGAATATAGCGAAAAGTGCGACAAGATTATCCCATTGGGTGAAAAGTATGTCCTGAACAAGGCTGGCAAAATCGCAGGATTCGATTTTGTCGAAGGGAATACCTTTGTCATCGTCCTCGCATACACGCCGTCCATACCTAGGATTGACCTCGTGATATCTTCGGAGTTTCAACCTTGTATCGTTTTCAACGACATCGACGAGCTGCTGTCCGTGTTGAAGACATTGGATTTCTCCGTATACAAGAAAGAAGTCATCGAAAAGCTCGCGTTTCTCAGAGAAGAGACAATCAAGCTGTTCAAGATGATGCAGGCAAACGACGTTGAACTCCTCATCGACATAAAGAACTTGTACAGAAAGCTTGAAGAACATGCTGAAAGTGCTGATTATTCCGTAAAGGTACAGGACAGGTAGACTATGCTAGTTACGAAAATATTGAAGCTTTGCAAGGATTGCGGGCTTGAAAACGACCCTGTGAAAGCTGGGTTTGATATGGGCACCACGATGCCGTTAAAGAACGGAAAGTGGACTGAGAAGAAATACTTCGAAGGAGAGTCAGGCTACGCCATGTGCCTTACCGAGAAGCATGTTCCCGCAAAGTATTACGACCGTGGCGGAAACGAAATCATCTACATGGATACGTTCACCTCGGAATCTACGGGAACTTTCATGAAGAACCTCACTCTGTTCCTTCCAATGATGAGCCGCAGCGGAAAGTTAAAGTTCGTGAAGCGTGCCGTTGCCTCAGAAATCTACCAAAAAGACCTGATAATGAAGGGTCTTGACGAATCGTTCATCCTCGGCGAGGACTCGTACGAATCGTTCGTGCCAGAAATCCAGGTTCCCGAATGCGAGGATGATGTCGTCGAAATTGTCAAGAAATACATCACCAACGTTGCCGCCGTATGCCGCACGCTGGTATAAACTGTAGTTAAATTATTGAGGATTAATCATGAGCGATATTAACGCACAAAACCCTAAGGAATTTTCGCAGCAAGTTGCTAAAGAACTTGAAGAAATGAGGGATAGGGCAAGCGAGATGGGTTCAGCCGTCTCTATCTTTATGCCCATTCTACAGGGTCTATCGTGGAACCCAGCACGTCACAACGAAACAAGCACAATCGTGTTTGCATCTAATTATGGGGAACACATCAAGAACGGTTGCATTATATACAACGAAGAATTCATTCACAAACTGTACAAAGAAAGTGACATGACGACCTTCTGTGCCATTGTTGCAACTATTGGCCTTGCAGTTAAGTGCGGATACTATGACTTCCGTAACGGACAGGGTAGTGCACATACGAGAGCCGTTCAAATCATGATGTCTCACTACGGTATCCTGAGCAAGCTAAAAACTGGAAACGCATCTGTTGATGCTGGTCTTGCCGCATTGGAAAAAGCGTACGAAAACCCTCAATGGATGGCTGGTGTCAAGACGCTGTACGGCGAGATGAATGAAGAGGTCAAAGAGGACCCGAATGACCCGTCAGGACAATTTACAAAACAGAAGGCCGAGTTTACTGATGAAGAATGGAACCTAGAAACCATCCGAAAGTATATCGGTTTTCTCGAACAGGCTTTACAAGGTTCTGAAATGCCTCAGGCGATGGCCGGGGGTATGAGCGAGGAACAGAAACAAGCCCAACAACAGCAGATGCAACAGGGTGGCCAACAGGGTGCTCAACAACCCCAGACAAGTAAATGGGGTGCAAGTCGTCCACAGCACTCCCAAGGACAGCAACAGCAGATGCAACAGCAGGGTGGCCAACAGGGTGCTCAACAGGGTGGCCAACAGAATGGTGGCGAACAAAAGACCCCTCGCCAGATTGCACAGCAGGCTAGAGCAGGTGCTCTAAACGCAAAGATGGGTGCAGCAAAATGTGCCCAGGCATGCGGCAATTCAAGCGAAGCACAACAGGCATTGTCTGAAATGCAAGCAGCGGCTAACGAAATGAAGGAAGCTGCAAATGAATATGAAAATGCCGCTAAGGCAGGAGACCAGCCATCAATGGAGCAGGCTGCTCAGCAAATGCAGCAAGCTTCTCAGCAGATGCAGCAGGCTTCACAGCACATGCAACAGGCTATGCAAAATGCTGGCGCTCAGCAGAGTGCTCAACAGGCATCACAAAAGATGCAAGAAGGTGCTTCTGCTTCTCAGCAGGCATCCAGTTCGGCAAACTCCAATGGACAGCAGGGTTCTCAACAGGGTTCACAGCAGGGTTCTTCACAGAATGGTCAGAGCATGTCACAGCAGGCATCTACTGCGGCGAACAACGCAAAGCAGGGTGCGGCAAAATGTGCTCAGGCATGTGGAAATTCTCCTGAAGCACAAGCGGCTCAAAACATGGTGAACCAAGGTGCAAGGAATTTGGAACAAGGTGCTAAACGCTACGATGCTGGTGTCCAGAGTGGTAATACAGCCCAGCAACAGCTAGGAGCACAGCAGATGAAGGCTGGTGCCCAACAGATAGACGCTGGCGCACAGCAAATGAAACAGGCAATGGAGTCTAGTGGAGCACAGGGCTCTTCTCAGGGAAAGCAAGGCTCTCAGCAACTCTCTAATGGTTCACAACAGGCGGCTTCTACATCCAATGAAGCACAGAGTTCGGCAAACGAGTCGGCATCGGCCCAGCCTACTGATGGAGAATCGGTAAGAAAGCAGGCTCACCAATCTGCTCAGGATGCTCGTAATGCTGCTGCACAATGTGCTCAAGCTTGTGGTGGTAGCCCTGAGGCAAAACAAGCCCAGCAGACAATCGAACAGGGTGCACAGCAGCTCGAAGCAGGTGCCAACCAATATGCACAGGGTTGTCAGAATGGCGACTCCCAGCAAATGCAGAATGGTTCCAAGCAGATGCAACAGGGTGCCAACCAGATTAAGAAAGGCACCCAGCAGATGCAAAAGGCGTTAAAGCAAGCTATGCAGAATGGCCAGCAAGGCGGTCAACAAGGTGGCCAGCAAGGTGGCGAACAGGGTAGCCAGCAAGGTGGCCAGCAAGGTGGCGACCAAGGTGGTCAACAGGGTGGTCAGCAAGGCGGCCAACAGGGTGGCGACCAAGGTGGCGACCAAGGTGGAAACGAAGGGTTCCCGACTCCTAATGGTAAACAAGGTGGCCAGCAAGGCGGTGAACAAGGTGGCGACCAAGGCGGACAGCAAGGTGGTCAGCAAGGTCCAAATGGGGCACGAACTGGACTACAAAAGTTGCAGGAAGCTGCTCAGGAGGCTCAGCAGACCGCTACCAACGGTGCAAGAGGAACCGAAGGTGAAGGTACTGGCACAGGTACAGGCACAGGTACTGGTGAAGACGAAGGTGAAGGTATAGGGGGTGATGGTGATACTGATGGTGAAGGTACAGGGGAAGAAGGCGAAGGTGAAGGCCCAGGTATAGGTAAAGGTAGAGGTAAAGGTACAGGTTATGGTGAACCACCTTATGGCCCTGGTGAGCCACCGTCTGGACCTGGTGAGACGCCTCATGGTCCTCCGTCTGGTCCTGGTGAGCCACCTACTGGTCCTGGTGAACCACCTTATGGCCCTGGTGAGCCACCGTCTGGGCCTGGTGGTGAGACTCCTCATGGTCCTCCGTCTGGTCCTGGTGAACCTCCTACTGGTCCTGGTGAACCTCCGTCTGGACCTGGCGAACCACCGTCTGGACCTGGTGGTGAGACTCCTCATGGTCCTCCGTCTGGACCTGGTGAGCCAAAGATAGAAGAGAAGCTAAGTGATGATACATCAGAAGCAGGAACAAGCGGTTCAACCAGTGTAGGTGGGCTTTCTGGTCTTAAAATCAATCTCATTAGCGAAATCAAGAAGAATAGTGGAAACCCAATCGAGGGATTGAATTCAAACCTTGCACAGTTTGCAAATGAGACAAATACATTCTCCGAGATGCAGAGTACGTCAACTGAAATGGAAAATACCTTGCAACAGGCTGCAAAGGAAATTGAAAATAACATAGAAATCAAGAACCAATCAGGTGAATACGACGCTAACTTGGAAGAGCTGAATTCTCTCACAAAGGAAATCAACGATGACAACGCAGCCAAAGCATATATGAGAACCGACGTAAAGCTTAGAATAGCCAACCGTATCGTTGCTTTGGCTTCAAACGCCAGCCGTCCATCAAATGAAGATGGTGATAGTAGGAACTACAAAAGTCCTACGCACAGCCATTTCAGCACAGGCTCGTTTAACGTGCTAGAAGACTACGCTCCACGTGTCCTTCTGGCCATTGACGCATCTGGCTCTATGTGGTGTAAAGAAACCATCCTGACTGGTGCGGCTAACCTTCTTAGCAGCATTGCATCTAGGCTGAAAACGAAGGGTGTTACCATGGATTATGCATTCTGGGATGATGGATGCGATATCCCACGTCCGTTCAGCATTCAGAAGGCTCGTGACATTGCTAAGGGAGATATCTCCGTAAGTAATTATACGGGTGCTATTAAACTTGCTGTTGGCGGTGGTGGAACTAACGTATATAGTATTGCCGACCGTTTGAGTCCTTACTATTATCCGCCCGAATTGAACGGCGACGGAACAGTAAAGCCACGTAAGCAGCGTAAGGTCAAGTACGATGCGAAAACCAAGAAACAATACAAGTTGAGCTACGGAACAGACTATGACCTTATCATTATTTACAGTGACTTCTGTTTCCCGTCAAGTCCTGCATATAGCATTCCTAGTAATCCAAAGGAAATCAAGTGGAGGTTTGACCAGATTACGGTGTCGCCAACTAGGCTTTGCTGCGTATGCTGCCATCCACAGGGCGAAAGGCAAACATCACCAACATTCAAGAAAATGGTGACCTGGATTCCATACGAAATGTGGCAGAAGGAAATCGAAGCATACTCGTTTAAAAAACCAGAATAAATAAACCGTTAATTGCATTAAAACAAAGCCCGACCTCATCGAGGTCGGGTTTTCTATGCTTCGGCATTCTGCATTCGAATTCGTTTTGCAAACTGGTTCCGTGTAAGCTTGATTGCTGTCTGGCAAGGAGTTCCCTTCAAGTGCAACTTGTGCGACATTTCCAGCATTTCCCCAAGGAGAGGCGATGGCTTCACTCCGAGCTTCATGAAATCGTCTGCGGTTGCCTCGGGTAACTTCATGAGTTCACGGTACTTGGCAAGCCGTGCGGACAGCTTGCATTCATACCTGGCGTAGTCAAGCTGTACTCCACGACCGAAGTGGTCGCAACGGGCAAGCAACAGGAGGTCTTCAGCATGCTTTGTCTTGTCGAACATATTGTTGAAAGCATAGTCCGTAGCGTCGTTACCAACATACATGTTCGGCTGCATGTGCAGAAGGGTAAGGTTCTGAACATATGCCCGAACAGAGTTCGACAACCTGAGACGGTCCATGAACGAGTCGACAAGGGGTTTTGCAGCATTGTCGTGACCATAGGCAACGAGACGCTGCTTCTTTTCGTTGAAGAACGTGGTCTTTGTCTTTCCGAAATCGTGGCAGAGTGCCGTCAGCATGAATGCGTACGGGTCATCAGCACGGTTCCTGACTTTTGCTGCCTGGTCGATTACGAGCATCGTGTGTTCGAACACGTTTCCTTCTGGGTGGAACTCAGGTGCTTGCGGAGTTTCGATGAGTGCGCTAAGTTCTGGAAACCAGTAATCAAGAGCGTCCATTTCGACCAGCTTCCTGAAAAACACCGACGGCTTGTCCGATTTCATCAGGGCCTTGTGCATCTCCGACTCAACCCGTTCGCCAGACAGGTCAACCAGCTTTCCCGATATCGAACGGGAAAGGGCGATTGTCTCGGGAGCGATGTCGAAACCGAACCTTGCAGCGAACTGTGCAGCACGGAACACACGGAGAGCGTCTTCGATGTAAGTCTCGTCGCAAACATGGCGAATGGTCTTGCTTGCAATGTCGTTGCAACCGTTGTGGCAATCTACGATTTCATCGGCTTCCACATCGTACATGAGGGCGTTGATGGTGAAGTCCCTTCTGCGGCTAGCCTCTTCCACTCCCATTGACGGGTCTACGGACACTGCGAAGTCAGTATGCTTGCTGCCGATGCAGTGTTCCTTTCTCGGCATCGCAATATCGAAGTCATAACCCTTGATTCCGTACACGCCGAAAGAGGAACCCTTCTTCAAAGCGGGGCTTCCACTCAATTCGAGCAAGAGTTTTTCAATAGTTGACGCATCGAGACCGTGTATCTCGAAGTCGATATCCTTGTTGTCCTTGCCAAGGATTGCGTCACGGACAAAACCGCCGACGACATACGCCTTTCCACCAGCAGATGAAACAGCATGAACGAGTTTCATCATGCAGGACACGTTTCTGTCGTCCTTGTTCTTGTCAAAGTATTTCTTTATTTCAGTCATTCGGTTCCTCCGATGTACCGATTTCTTTTCTGAGATACTGGGCTACTATCTTGTCTCCATCCATATTATCCGACTGGTCCATAAGGCACTTTACTCCAAGTTCGTGCAGGTGCATTTCGGCATAGGAGTTGACCTCAGCCTTGGCCTTCACTACGATGTCGCCCATTTCCTCCATGAAACGTGTTCTGAGGAAGTTCAGGTTGGCAACGCTGTTGGTGCGGAAGCACTTCATGTTGTCCAGCATTTCCTTCATCTGGGTCTTGGACATGGGCTTGCCGCTTGCGATGGCATCAGACAGTTCTTTCTCGAAACGCTTGATGCCGTTGGAAAACTCGTCGAAATGCTCGTTAGTTGACTGGAGATACTTGTCCGCAGTGGTATCTTCTTCGGGGCGAGACATAATCTTGCCGTCCACCTTGGTAATTGTGCAAGGAACACCTTCCGCCTGTCCTCCGCACGTCAGGAATTCTGCCCACTGCAACGGGGTCATTTCCAGTTCGATGTACGGGTGATTGTCTGGCAGGATGCTCGTGTCGGAAGCGTCCCCTCCATGACAAATCACATTAGCCCTGTCGATGCGGATGCATACGGGGTGGCTTGTCTTGATGGCGGAACCGAACATCGGCTGGGGAGCTCCGAAATACGGGCGGCTCCAAGAGATGGTTCCCATGTAATCCTTGCGAGGCAATTCGTCAAATGTTCTACTCATGATTATATCCTTATGTTGATATCAGAAATATAACTAATTAAAAACGACTTGTCAAGGGGATTTTTGAAAAAAATACAAAAAAAGCCCCCGAAGGGGCTTTAAATTCAATTTATTTTGGAATCACCTAGACACGGTCATCAGGTTCTTCGTCTGGTTCACCATCGTCTACGTCTGCCAGTGCGTCCAGTTCATCGTCAGTAAAGATTTCACCGTCAGCCGTTTTTCCGCCAAGCGTTATTTGAAGCTGTTTGAATACGTGGCTGATGTCATCGTCGTCGTAGTTTCCGTTGTCACCCATTTTTGGCTTTACTAGCTCGGAACGTTCTTCCCTCTCCGCTTCCTTCTGCTTATAATACTCATCCATGTCGTATGTTGGGTCTTTCACATTTGCTCTTTCACGGTAGAATTTCGTTTCGTTTACATCACGTTTGAAATCATTCATCTTGGAATCACCAATGAGTTCATGTGCGTCTGTCCATGCCTTTGCGACAGTTTTGCATGCTGATGCGGTTGCCTGCCAGTCCTGTACGGCGTCGTATACTATTGCGGGGACTTCTGAGCCCTTTACACCTGGTATGGTGTATTGTCCGTCATCGCCTGGTGAATATGTCCTATGCCTGTTGATATAGGATAGAACTTCCATCATGTCCTTAGTGTCTTCGTAGGATGGGTGGTATTCTGGAAGACCAAGTCCGGCCACATCGATGTCGCATATTAGGTCGTCGGTAGTACCCGTATCGTCTTCGTCACTGATATCGGGAGTAATCGTGATGACTTCCAAACCTGAGTGATGCTTGCCAATGACACAGGTATCCTTATCGTTGTAGGAGAAGTTGAACGTGTTCATCTTTCCTGATTTCAGGATTTCACCAACCTTCATGTTAAGGAATGCGGCCAATGCCCTGAAAAAGTCTTCGAACGTATGGTTCTTCTGAATCTCGTTGTATGTGTTACGGTCTTCGGCATCCTCGTCGAAGATAACGGACATTTCTTTCATTCTCTTGTCAAGCTCAGCGCACAGCTCGTCTGGGGTTTTGTTTTCTGCATCCTCTTCAGTGAATAGCGACCAGGTATTGCCGTTTATTGTTACTTCTTTTTCGCAAATCTTTTCTTTAATAATTTCTTTCAATTCGTTTTCAGCATCGATTCTGTTCTCGGGAAGCCCACATAGGTCAGATATAGCTTCCTTCTTTTCCGCATCGTCAGTAATTCCGTCGATTTCGTCATGAAAATACTTGTATGCCAAGTACCAAAGCGTGCTGGACATCGGGTTGTTGAGCTTACGGAGGTCCCTCTGGGCATCTCTCCATATACCCATTGCACGGGAGTCTGCCTCAGGGTTGTGTAACGTCGAGTCGTTCAGCTTGCTGAGGTCGATTTGGCGTTTTGCGGCGAGGTCACTCAACCGCTTGCTAGGATTTTTCTTGCTGAAATCCGTGAGAAACGCACTGAATTCTGTGTTGATGTCTTGATTATTCATGGCTAAACCTGTCCTTCTTCACGTATAGTTTATACTTCGTTGGTAGTTTCTTTGTTCTCGTCGTCGTAAAAATCCTTGAACACATCGTCGCTAGGCGGGTTGTATTTGGTCGGGTCTTCCTTCTCTATATCGAACATGTTTTCCCAGAGGTTATCGTTGTCAATGTTCTTCTGCAATGTTTCTGCCTGCTTCTGGTTGGCGAGCACTTCATAATTAGCACTCAACAGGTTCTGGTTGTTTACAACCTTGATTGCCTTTATTGCGTCTTCGCTAAACTGGTATTTCGCAGCATCGCAGCAGCAAAGCCAGTATGTTTCCATCTCGTTTGCCTTTTTGTAACGAATAGCGGCCCCATAGTTATTCTGCGTCTGGAGCGCTTTGCTCATTACGCCCATGTTAAGGTCCTGGTCAACTGCACCGAGAATCTCGCTGGATTTTGGATGCATGTATTCACCGTGGTTTACAAAGCGGTGAATTGCATGGTTTGCCTCGTGAAGAATAATTGCTGCTTGGGTCAGGTTGAGTACCACACGGAGCGTCTTCTTCGTCGGATTAGCAGGGTCAGGAGGAGTACAGAAAACATCGCCTGACTGTGATGGAGGTATCTGGATAATCGGCCTTCCCTGGCTTATTTCACCTGTTCCTGCACCGAGAGCTCCACCAGCGTTATCGGGAACGGTTTTGTCGTTCAATGTCAACGAGGGGTTTGCAAAAATGTTCTCTTCCTGAGAATACTGGTACAGACGCATAAGGTGGTCAAAGATGGCCAATCCCAGTTTTCCTCCTGCGTCTGGTGTCTCAAACTTGAGCTTAAACATTTTTTCGCCAGGAATTGTAACTGGCTTTGTCCATTGCTTCCACGAATCCATAATACAAACCTTATTTGCTTGATGACTGTAACGCCATCTTGTTCAAATCTAGTTTATAATCTTGGGCGTGGCGGTTCTATGAAAGAATCGATATCCCGTTCGAAAATATACGATAGCTGGTTGTTTATTATCGAGTACCGACCAATGGCCATCTCCATGTAGGTTTCCTTCATAAGGAGAACATTAACGGGCTGCTCGTGCAGGAAACGGCTGATTGCGAACTTCAGTCCGTGCTCACGGAAGTTGCCCAATTCGGTCTTTCCAGTTCCGTTCCTGATGCACCATTCCTTCTTGGCGAGGTTCTTCGGGTTCCACCCCAAGGATTCGAGATAGTTCATTATGTCCAGTTTTCGGACAAGGGCTATATCGCACTGGATTATATCAGATGGGGTTTGAATATCGGGTCGAGTAGCCTGAGGCAACCAGATGAACGAAAACAGGTCGTTCGTATGCTTCGGGTCGATTAGCCATCCGAGCTGGTGCTGCTGGTGGTAACGGTTGTCCATGAAACCGAGTTCAAGTGCGAATGTCGTTAGCGGCTTAGCTATGTACTTCACCGCAGCCTTCTCGTCGCAAGTCAGTTTCAATCCATTTATGTTGACAATGAGGTCGCTTCCAGACTGTTGTTGGTCAGCGTCCGTAACACGGGATGTGAACCGCAGGTGATTGGTCTGCGGGTAAGCGACATTGTCAAGATAACTGTTTACTACTTCGACTAGCCTGTTGTCTTCTTTCCTTGTGCTCTGTGTCATCTATATCCAGCCTACGCCCTGGTTACAAGCGGGAGTACTGCCGCCTGCATCATGTCCATGACGTTGCAGATTGCATTGATTTCTTCGCTGGTAAACTTTGCGAGGATTGGCATCGAATCCACTGGCGGCATCAATTCCTTTACTTTCTTCAATGCTGCAGCTTCGTCCGTGAAACGGCCTCCCTGGGCCTTCAACGATGTTTTCATCGCTTCGTAAAACTTGCTGACGCAGTCTTCCCAGCTCAGTTTTGGCGGTTCGGCCTGTGTTTTTGCTTGGGTAGGCGCTGTCGGTGCCTCGGTTGACGAAACACCCTTTGACGTAGTGTTTCCTGCCTCGTTGATTATGGTTGTGAGAACCTTCCCCATGATATCCTTGAAATCGGATTTCTTGAGGTATGTCTCGTCGATAGATTTTCTGTCTGCTTCGCTTAGACGGTGAAACCAGGACATGGTTGCCTCCTTTAATTATGCGGCGAAAAACGTCCGCAGGTTTATTTTCTTTTTCACTAGATAAATGTTGATTTGAAATTCGTTATTGTGCCTCTTTTTACCTTCATAGACTTTGCACGTTTCCATCTCGTATTCGCCTTCATTGAACTGTACATGCCCCAATGCGTTGCGCACGTAACGTGTTTTTTCATCAGGTTCAATGCGGTATGTCAAGAACATATTGATGTGACGGCGTACGTATTTGGTGAACACATCCTTCATCTTGGTAGAGTCGGGTGTCGTGTGGTTGAACTTGTCGTAGCACTGAACTACATGGGGATTTTTCCCGTATGAAAGTTCGAGGGCGCAGTTGTGCCAATGGAAGAACAGGTTGTTGCTTTCGGTCCTTGCTCGGAGGCAGTTGTGCATGTTCTCCCCTATAGCGACCATGGCTTCCTTGCTCTTGATGCGTAACCGTTCCATCCAACGCGGCAACTTGATGTCGCATTTCATCGGTTCCATGTTTGGAAAATTTTCCCAGTCGATATCGTTGAAGATGGCGTGGTTTCTGTCGCATATGCTAAATGCGTGCTTCCATGTCTTGCATCGTTCTTTGATGCAGCTCTTGACGGGATATCCTCCATCTTTGAGCTTCTCGTATATCTTTTCGCTGTCGGTGACATACGTGATTGCCTCCCCGCAGGACATCTTTCTGTCGGACAGCCTCTTGGGACCGCGAGGGTCGAATGCCAGGCCGATTAATGGAAGTAAACTGGTCTGATAGAACCGTGTTTCCACGTACTCGCTGATGAAATCAGTATCTCCGTCGTCTACCGTGCGTGACAAAATAATGTTTAGCATGGCTTTGGTGTAACTATTGGTGCCAGCAGAATCGATTGTTGGGTCGAACCCATCGGGGTCATACGCCCTGTCTTCGTTATCGTCTTCGTAGTCAGCCTTGGGGCGGTCTGTGCGTTCAGGGAAATACACTTCCTTCTTGTTGCCTATGTCTGGCAAATACGGTTGGTCTGGAACATCTAATCGCTGGAAGTCCTTGTTGATGACCCTGAACATCTCGCACGAGGCGTATTCCAT